GTCCATCGTCTTACGCGTATGACATCGATGGCAGAGCGTCTGCAGATTGTCCAGGCTGAGCGCGATCTTCTCGTCGTACATATTGTCCGGCGTCAGCTCGATGATGTGGTCGACTTCATTGCCCGGCCTTCCGCAGATCTGACAGATGCCTCGATCCATTCCGATCCTCAGCTCTCTCACGTCGCGCCAGGCTTTCGAGTTATAGAATTGTTTCGCCCATTCCTTCGCCATCTATCTCGTTGAGTTTCTCCTGCAGAATCTTCGCTGCGTCTTTGTTGTCTATCACTTTCCAGAATGATACCTTCGGGAATCTCGGATCATACGGCTTGAGCTTGCAGCCCAGCGCCTTCGCCTCGATAGCAGTTCGGCCGACTGCGTACACTGTTTCATACTGTGCCATCTGCTCGAGGAAATCTTCTCGCCTTATTCCCTCAATGAAGTCTATTCCCTTCGGCAGCTTCATATCCCTGCGCTTTGACTTCCTGCCGGCAAATGCCGCCTTCTTTGTTTTCTCTCGCTGGAATTGTTTGACGTACTCCACGTCGATCGAGAGAGGCAGATAGATCGGAGTCCCGAGATGCGCTACCTTCTCGCATGTCTCCGGCACTCCGCACACCAGCACGAGATCCTTGAATCCGTACTGCTGCAGCCAGTCATAATTCTCCGGATGCAGATTGTTGTGGATGAACACGATCGCATGGCTCGCGCCTTCGCCCTTGACGTTGACTGTGATCCAGTTCCGATCTGTCTCGACTCTCGGGATTATGTTCTTGACGATCTCTTTGCTGTAATAGAATGCGCCGTTGTATTTGTTTTTCTCTACGAGCCTCCAGCGATCTCGATATTTTTTGTTGTCGTGGTCTATAATCATGGCCGTGCCTCAAATAAAAAGAGAGCTCCTCGGCTCTCTCTTTTCTTTACTGCTTCTTGCAGTATATATTATTTCAGACATCATACCGCAACTTCAAGCAACTATCGTTTATTTATTATCTTATCGACTGCCTCGAGCGCCCGGCTGTGCATCTCGGTTCTGGCCCAGAATGCCGAAAGCGAATCCCTCGGCCAGAATTCAGAATCTCCTATATCCTCCGCGATTCTTTCCCAGCTCATGAATTCTATATAGCGATCATAGAGCAGCTTGCTCAGTGCAGGATTCTTGACGGCGGCTATCGTCCTCGTAATCTCCTCGCGCTTGTTCCATGCCTTCGACATGCGCTTGCGCTTATCGTTCTCGAGCGACGAGAGCTTGATAGCGATGTCCTCAGTCTTTTTCGATATCCCGGATCCTCGAGGCATGCCGTCATAATTGACAGCCATACTGTCGATCGCATCCGTGATGTCCCGGATTTCTCGCTCTATCCTCTCTATCTCCCAGGTCAGATTCTTGTATTGATTCAAATAATCCTTAGCCGTCATAGTTCCTCCACATCATAACTGATCCGTCACATAACGGATTCCTCTATCAGCGAGTACATGTCTATTTGTATCTCTGATGCTCGCTTGTATGTTTCCTCTCTGTCCACTATCTTTCCTCTTCGCCATGTCTTTAATCGTGGCACTGGATCTGTCGAGGTCATCTGATACTCGAGATGCTCGAGGCCGGTGAACGGATGCTCGTATCTGTGGATAGAGTCTCTGTTGATCTCATATCCCTTGAGCGGCTTCGGATCGTCGAAGAGCTGCCGAGCGTCTACGAATTCTCTTTTGACGACAGCTCGTTTCAGATTCCTCGATCCGCTCCATCTTTTCTTTGTCGCGTTCTCCGGCTTTCGGAATGTCTTTTGCGTCTCCTTTATCAGATAGCTTGCGAGCTCTGTATAGTTCCTTGTCCTGTCCAGGCTCGATGTCCAGATCTTTCCGTGCGTCCATTGCTTCTGTATGATTCCAAAATCTATGTATGACATCACGATGTGATGATGAATTCTTGTATGCTCGTACTCTGTCACTGCTATCCAGTAGAATTCCTTTCCGAGCTTCGCGTATTCACGCTTCATGCGGCGGATGAAGTTCTCCAGCTCTCGCTTCGCCGCCTTCTGATCCGGAGCTTCTCCGGAGTAGGTCAATGTCGTGTGATAGTCTCCCGGATAGAAATTGCCGTTGATCAGAGCAGCCAGCTTGCGCAGCGCTATCCGATCATTGTTTTTTCTGACTGATTCACTTGTCGGATTGTGCCTCGGCTGTCTTGTTCCGGTATTACTTCCGAAATTCGATTTGAGTAATACCGATACGACGGCTCCTGCTATCCATGTTTCTCTTACTATCTTTGACATTGCTTTTGGTTTGTGGTCGCTTTGTTAATGTTCTAATGAACGGATGGCCCGGCTCGAGGCCGGGAATTCCATCCTTATATATAATGTAGATTCTTTACCAGACGATATACAGGCTCGTTGTCTCTCTCGACGGCACTTCGTATCTGATCTCGTACTCCGGATTCTCGCAGTAGATTTTTCCCTTGAACAGATCGAGGAGATCGTTCGGGATGTCTACCTTGAGGCTCGGCAGGCCGACTCTCCGGAATGCTTCCGCTGCTTCGATCACTGCGTCGTATATCTCTTCTACTCTCTCAATCATTTTGTCTCCTCCTCAGTCCGGCCACGAGGGCCGGAGATTTTAGATTAAAGATAATTTGAAAGCCGGGCGGACGCCATTAGTGCTCGACGCGTAGCCGTCGTCCGAATTGCCGCTGCTGTTGACAAGGGCAAAGAGAGTGCCGCCCGCGACATCGATCTTATCAGCGAGCCAGTACCAGGCGATTTCTCCATTCTTGCCGAGATTAGCAATGCGGTTTCTGCGATCCTTCATCGGTTCAAATTGAGCGTCTATATAGAGTGCGTCCGAGCCATAGTGACAGCCTCCGAATACTTCGCATTCTGTCATGAGTCTCAGCATATCAGCGTGCTCGAACGGCAGCATCATATTTCTGATCTCGACCGGGAATCTGATATACAGATCTCGATTGAGATACTCTCTCATCCAGAGCTTTCCGTTCTTGTACATCGGCTGCTCGTCCTCGATGCAGTCAACGAGGGCAAATATCATGCCGTCCTCTTCGGCCTTCATGGCCATAGCCTCTACCGGTTCTCCATTCGTCAGCTCGAAAGCGATGACGTCGCCGACTTCAAACTGGCCTCCGTTCTTCTTTTCGATATCCGCTTCAAGCTCGATCGTTCTTTTGAATAGCATTGTTTCCTCCTTACCAATCTTCCTGTGCATATACTTCCGGATCCTCAGCGATGCAGTAGGGCGTTCCCTTCATGCTCGCGAGGAGATACGGCTTTCTGATATCGAGGTTATCTCTGTGCTTCTCGCAGTACGTCTCGCAGCATACACAGGAGCAGTACACATTCGGATTCGTCCGCACTTCCTCGATATAATCTCTTTTCTTTCTCCTCAGTTTCATCCGTATAACACTTCCTCTTCATCGTCTATCATGTCCATGCATCCGTCATCGTAGCCATCTTCATAGCCTCGCTGCCGCTCTTCGTCATCATCGACGGAGATAATCTTCGCCTGCGAAGGGTAGATATTGAATGTGCAATCTCTGCATCCTTTGATCTGCACCTGGGCCGGGAATCCGTCATACGCTTCGGCGAGAGTCTCCACCTTGTCTGTCGCTTCGTCGAATCCTTTTGTCTCGCATGTGATTAGCACTTTGCTTTCTTTCTCTATCATTCTTTTTCCTCCTCTTCATTGAGTACGGCCGCCAGATGTTCGGCCTCGCTGCGATGTTCATAATAGCCGCCGCGTGTCTCGCGGTTTCCACTGTGGTCTACGGCGTCCTTATCCTTGAGGCGATATACTCCGTAGAGCATCTTGCCGGCGACAGGATTCGCCGTCACTCTCCATTCGCTATGATTGGCCATTGATGTCCTCCTATCTTAGTTTCCATTCCTCTTTCGTCGGTTCTCTGCCTTTCCCGGGAGCGGCGATCACTATGAGCGCCATGAGCGCGATGATAACAAAAGCTATCCCGAGAAGGAATCCTACGCATATCAGTAATGCTGCTTTCATATCTCTTCTCCTATTCTTCGAGTGCTTTGATCTGCATGTCGAGGATCTTGCGGAGCGCCTGCTTCATGCTTGCGGCCGTGTTCTCGTTCGATATGGAGAATACGACTCCGAGGCATTCGTTGAATGTCTGTTGCATGATGTTCGCCTGCACTCTGAATTTTGCGAGCTCCTCGTTCTCCGAGTTCTGCAGCCTCTTTGTCAGACGGTCGACTTCTTCCTCGAGGTCTTTGATATCTTCCTCGCTGTCCTTGAGCTTCTTGCTGACTTCGGCCCGGGCCTCTTCTTTCAGCTGGGCCTCGCGTTCCTTGATGGCCTTCTCGACTTCCTCGGCCTGCTTCTCCTTGAGGGCCTTGAGCTTGTCCTGCGCCTTCGCCAGCTTCTCGGCGGTCTTGTCCTTTGCCTCGACGGCTTCGGCTCTCTCGGTCTCCTTCGCCTCGAGCTCTGCCTGCAACTGGTCAAGCGTGATCTGATTATCTGCCTGGGCTTCCTTCTCAGCTGTGAGCTGCTTGATCTTCTCCTTGAGTTCTCTGATAGTCATTTCGGAGACGTCCTCCGTTTCGACTACCTCTACGGCGACTTCTTCCGGCGCTGCCAAAAGCGCCCAAACCGTTGAAATTCTCAAATCCGTAAACGTTTCCGTTTTTGAAAACAGGCTCTTTTCGTCCTGCATCTTCTCGGCCAGCTTCATCATTTTTTCGGCTTTGCTCTTCGAGAATTCGAGATTGTCAGCGCACCACTGCTCGAATGATCCGTGAGGGATCCTGTTCTTGATCTCTATGAGCCTGCGGCCGGCATCCGCCAACATCGTCGCGCTCATGGCCGCGAGGCTTTCCGCCTGGCGGTATCTGACATTGATTTCCGCTGTCAGCTGCTCGGTGCTCTTCGCTTCGATCGCTACTTCCGTTTCATAGTCGACGGTCAGTATTTCATTCATGCTGTTTTCTTCCTTCCTTTCTTCTTGACTACAGTTTTGAGCCAGTTATCTACCCACTCTTTTACCTCTGCGTCCGGGATCCTGTTTCCTCTGCCGTAGCACTGCTTGATCGATTTCTCGTCCGGCGCAAGCTCTATCGTGACGAATGAGATATCCGGAGCATCCACTTTGCGCAGCACGAAGATCTTGACTTTGCCCTTGATGGCTCTGTCTGCGTATGTGCCGACGCAGTTATGATTGTGCAGGCCCTCGTTCTTGAAATCCTCCACTGACTCGAGGGCTCTGATCAGATACTTATCATCCTGCATGTTGTAGAGCTGGAGCTTCGGCAGGATCTCTTCTATGAAGATGCGCTCCGCTTCAAGCATCTGCTTCCGCTCTTCGGCGGCCTTCTTCTTTCGTTCCGCTTCAACATGCGCGTTGTATTCCTCCGTGAGTCTGTCGTGTGCCTCTTTCAGATCCTTCGGGAATCTGTAGTAGTCATCCTCCGGATAGCCGAGCAGTCCGAGCATGTGCTCATAATCCATGTACTGACTGATCATGCCGGGCTGATACTTGAACGTGCGCTTTCTGAATTGCTTCTCGAAATATCTGGCCAGCTTCACCGGATCGCCTTTGATCCTTCCGGAATGCAGCGCTCCGAGCTCGAGCCACTTCTTCATGAGCTGCAGTTCCTCGAGCTGAGGCTTCTTTCTGTACTTGGCCAGCTTCTTATAGTAGGCGATGTCATCGACATTGAGCATGTTCCACTTCCGGAGCTTGTCGATGTCCTGGGCCTTGAGCCGGAGGAATCCCGGCAGCGTCTTTGCTTTCCAGTTCGGCCGGATGTATGTTCTGTTCCATTGCTCTATCGTGCTCTGTATGTACTCTCCGAGCCCGGCCTTCACGACGTATTCTGCTGCCGGATGTTTCGCGTGAAGCGCTATCTCTTTGACGAGCAGGCCCGGAAATCTCATATTCTCATACTTGCTCACGCCTATGAACGTCTTTGAGAGCAGCTTCGCCGTGTCCGGATGCAGCTTGTGCCATGCCTGGTAATCCACGAGGCGCACTTCCTTGAGCTCGTCCATGACTACTGCTTCGTGGCCGTTTCGGTATGACCACCAGCGCGCCCATGCTCTCTGCTCTTTGCGCGTGATCTTTCCGATGGAGAGCGGCACGATGCGCGTCGTCTCCGTCTGGCTTCCTGTCTCCGTGCTCTCGCGGTCATATTTCCATGAGGCCCACACTTCCGCGTAGTAGATGGCATTCTTTGTTTTCCAGAAATGGAGGAATGTCATTTCAAAAAACATGCGCGGCGATGTATGTGACATGGCTGTGAGCTCCTCGCCGCAGTGAGGGCAGATGACTCTATCGCCTTTGCGGATCTTCCAGTCATACTCGCCTGTATATCCGCAGCGAGTGCAGTGCATCACTTTTTTGAAACGGTCGTAGAATATGGCGGCCGGCAGAGTCTTTCGGATCCATTCCTCATATCCCCTCGGATAGCGGATATCGAACGGCATCTCCTCTGCGACTTCGTATACGAATTCCATGCCAGCCCTCCTAAATGAGATCGAGTACGTTGATGACGCCCGGAGCTGCCTTCTTCGGCGCCGCCTTGAGGTTGTAGAATTGCTCTGTCATTTCGATAACGTCCGCGTCAGATACCATGCCGACGTTGCCGGTCTTGTTTTTTCTGGCTTCGTTTTCGATTTCCTTGATCAGAGCTTTGAGAGGCTTGGCCATCACCTTCGATGCGACGGCCTCATTCGTGCAGAATCTATTGACATGTTCCTCAATAAAATTGGCAAGCGGCCCTCCGATGTCCGTAGACTCTTTCGTGATCTTGGCCCTTGCCTCATTGATTCTATCCATGCTCATTTCATATCCTCCTGTATGTTGGCCAGCTCCTCAATGAGAGGCTGGATGTGCTCCTTCTTGATTCTGAGATATCCTTTTCTGTGTGTGACTACGAGCACCTCTTCATCGGCTCGTATGAGATAGGCTGCCGGCAGGCTCGATGCGTACACGGTCAGCCCTTGCGCTTCGGCGCGGTTCGCTATCTGCTCTATGAGCAGACGCAGCCGAGGGATCTTACTTGCCGATCTCATTGATATGCTCCCAGCATGATCCGTCCCGGCAGTATTTACAGATGCAGTCGTCTATCTTTCCGGCGCAGTTATCGCAGGACGGATATTCCTGCGTATCTTCGGCCAGCGCGGCGATTTCTGCTCCGATGGCGTTGGCCACGAGCACTGCTGCTCCGGCTATCGCCGCGACTCCTATCAATATGTTCCCTACCATTCCGCTTCATCCTTTCTCGCCTCATACTCTTTCGCTCGCGGATAGATGATGGCGAGTCCGCCGAATGTCATCACGATAGGAAAGAGCAGGCATTCGCTGTCCGCCGAGCAGATGCCCAGAATGAACATCAACGCGCCTATAACGGTTATCGTGTTTCTCAGTATCTTTTTCATTTTCCTTCTCCTGCCAGAGCAGCATGCGTCGTGATCATGCTGCATATCATCAGAAATGTTTCGTTTGCGCTCTTGTCCAGAATAGAGGCTCGCTCTGTCACGCCGTCGCTGTAGAGGATGACGATATCTTCCTTCTCACTCGGCGTGCCTATCACGCCTTCGGAGATCCTCGCGATACTCATTACGGATCTGTCTCTCATCTGCTTGAGCACCATGTTGAGATTGTCGATCATGATCGGCTTAGTGTTTATCTGCATTCTTTGCCTCCTGGCCTTGCTTCGCTTCCCATTCTTCGAATGCTGCCATGAATTCCGGATCATGCACTAACCTCTGGAGCTCTACTTGCATAATGCTCCGGAGCCTTATCATCGAGTGAATCGGCAGCTGCATCAGTATCTCTCTGTTATTCATCGTCGGCCTCCTCTTCATCGACATCCGCTTCATCCGGCCCAGGAGGATAAACCTCGAGGACGAGTCCGCGATCCGTTCTGTGTGACTTCGACATGTTGCCGACTACGCTCGCGTCTCCCTCGTAATCTTTCTGCTCGAGGCGGATGCGGCAGCCGGTTACTATAGCGGTCTGCGCTATCATTACAAAAATGTCTTTACTATCCATTTCTATTTCCTTTCGTTAGCAAAAATCTTATGATGGTTCTTCTTCGTTTGTAGCCGTTTTGGACACAAGCTCAGTAAAAAAAATAGAATATACTTCGGATGCGTCGATCGAGAGCATTCTTATCAGCTTCTCGATCTCGCTGGCGTTGAATTTCGTGCGATTCTTCATCTTGTTTCTAAGCGAAGTCGGAGAAATGCCGAGCTGATCCGAAATATATTCTTTCTTGAATCCGCTGTTGTTGATTCTTGCATTGAGCTTCTCTGTATTTACCATGTTTTACCTCCTAAATTGTGTAGCCATTCTGTCTACGCAGCTATACTATCATCTCGTCGCCAGTCTGTCAACAATTTATTTCTTATTTTCCGTTAATTTATTGCCATTGTAGCCACATTGTCATATAATGTTTTCACTAAGGAGGTTCAAGATGATAGGCGATATGATTAAACAGAGGCGCTTGGAGCTCGGCCTCACTCAAGACGAGCTCGCTCAGATGGTTGGTTACAAATCTCGTTCTGCCGTGAATAAGATTGAGTTAAATCTCCGAGATCTCAGTTCGGACAAAATAGTAGAGTTTTCGAGAGCGTTAAAAACCACGCCTCTCTTTTTACTTGGCTTGGAAGCCAGTGCTCCTTCGGAGAGCGATTCATTCGATTCCCTCTTCATAGAAAGATATGGCTTACAGATCAGCGATATAGTTTCGCGGATGAGTATGCTCGATGAGAAAGATCTTGCCAAAGTTGAGGGCTTTATCGAGAGCCTTCTTCTTGATGATAAATACAAAAAAACTGCAGAATTATTCGCAGAGAAGGCAATTTGATTTATTTAGAGTTTTATTAAGGAGGTTTATTGTGAAAAAGAAAACTAATAAGATCTTGGGAATTATCCTTTGCGCTCTGGCCACAATATTGCTTTTGCTCATGTTTCTTGATTTCAGCGTCATTATACTTCTTATATGCGCGTTCTGTTATTTTGTCGGAATTAAGTGCATAAGAGACTCAAAGAGGCCGGATGAGTCGCCTTCTGAAGCTGTGATCGTCACTCCGGAATTGACCGTAACGTCGCGAAATCCGGCCGACACGAAATCATATTCATATAGCGTATATGGTGTCCGCTACGAGAATGAGAACGGCCAGGATATACAGCGGCTCCTTGCCAAACTTCCTGCCGAGGGCGTCGACTCGTCGGAGTTATATAATTGCATGACAAATTCAGAAATAAAGGATGAATTCGATGAGGATGACAAGGTCTATATTTTCGATGGAATCACCTATGACGCCGATCTCGTGCCATGTGAATTTGACGGAGCTCCTGCTGTCAAGGTCTATTTTGTTTCAGAGAGTAATGGCAATGTTCATATCGGATGGATTTCAAAGAAAGACGCTCCGGACGTGTCCGATATGATTCAGAAGCATGATTGCAGCTATTCTCTCGAAATTGAAGGCGGCAAATATAAGCATCTCGAGTATGATGACGAGGAAGATAAATACAAAGTTGTTACTGAGTCCGGCGATGATTACTTCGCCAGAGTGTACATTTCCTATCCGGTTGATGCAGAATGAAAGCTGTAATATATGCGAGATATTCTTCTCACGCCCAGCGAGAGGAGTCTATAGAAGGCCAGCTCCGCGTCTGTTATGAATATGCAGCGCGTGAAGGCATTTCCGTCATAGAGGAATATATCGATCGGGCGATCTCCGGGACGACGGACGACCGGCCTGCTTTCCGGCGCATGATCAGCGACAGTGCGAGCCGTAATTTTGATATCGTGCTCGTATATGCTGTCGATCGCTTTGCGCGTGATCGGTATGCAGCTGCCACCTACAGGCACGAGCTCAAGAAGCACGGCGTCAAAATCGTATCTGTCACGCAGCCTCTCAGCGACGGCCCGGAGAGTATTCTCCTGGAGGCTATGCTCGAGGGCCTTGCGGAATACTACTCCGCAAATCTGGCCAGAGGCGTAAAGCGAGGCATGAGGGAAAACGCTCTCAAGTGCCTTTCTGTCGGAGGGCCGAGGATCCTCGGATATACTACCGATCCTGCCACAAAGAAATATGTCATCGATCCTGTCGAGGAGAATACCGTTATAGATATATTCAAACAGTACGATTCCGGAAAGACTCTCGCTGCCGTCGTGGAGCACTGCAATGAGTGCGGATATCTGACGAGCAAGGGAAAGCCGTTTACTCGGTCGAGTCTTACTACCATTCTGAGAAATCGGCGCTATATCGGCTATTATATTTACGACGATATCGAGATAGAGGATGGCATGCCTGCTATCGTAGAGCGTGATTTGTTCGATTCAGTACAGAGGAGGCTTGAAATGAATCATAGATCTAAGTCGAGAGCAAAGAGCAAAGTCGACTTTATGCTTACAGGAAAGTTATTCTGCGGTCACTGTGGGCGTCCTATGGCCGGCACGAGCGGCAGATCTAAGAATGGAGATATACACTACTATTATTCCTGCAGGATCCACGGCAATAAGTGCATCAAGCAGAATGAGCGCAAAGAAGTGATCGAGGAGGCTATCATCAGCTATATCTCCTCTTCATTCTTGACGGATGAGAATATCGACGCGCTGGCTGACGGAATCATGCAGCTGATGCAAGATAGCGAGACCGCCGGGCTGATAGAAGGATTAAAGGCAGAGAAAAACGACATCCGTCGCAAAAAGAAAAATGTTCTCAATATGATCGCTGACGGCGGCCGTGATCCGGATCTCCTCGAGATGCTCGACGACTTTCGAAATCGCGAAGATGAAATCGACGCGCAGATCGCCAGGGCCGAGCTGGAGCAGAATGTCGTCTCTAAAGACATGATCAGATTCTTTCTGAGCCGCTTCAAGGCAGGCGATGAATTCACACAAGGCGCCAGAGCGGATATCATCGATGCGCTCGTGAGCTCGATCTATATTTATGACATAGAAAAAAATCAGAACGGCTCCGAGTGTTCTGATAGAGGCTCGAACGGTCTCGGCAGGAGGCTCGTAATAGCCTTCAATACGTCTGAAACCGTTGAAAACACTGTATCTCTGGAGTGTTCTGATTTAGTTGAATTGGTGGACTATTCCAGCCTCTATCCGAACATTACAACAAAATCCGGCACGTTCTACATCCTTGAACGAGGTCGCATAATCATCGCCGTTGTTGACATATAGCCACTTTAAGACATCAAAAAAGGAGGGCCGGAGCCCTCTCTTTTTATGCTTCAATGATCGTTAGTGTGCCGACATAACCATAATAGTTACTGCCTCTTGTTCTCACTCTGACTGCCACTTCCTCGCCTGCTTCTATTTGTACGCCTGTCAAATGATTATTTTGTATATGATTTGACCAGCCACTTGTTATCGCAGAGCCATGTGCGCTGTCGTCTATATAAAGTTGAGAGCCCCATGTGCCGCTTGTTGATGATCGGAATGTTGACCAGTATACGTCGTATGTTCCGCTTTTCTCGCAGGTAAGGCTGATAACTTTCGTATATGATGATGAGGTTGCTCTCGATGTACTTTGTGCAGTTTGAGCGTTCTTTGAGCTGCCGCCTCCTGTCGGTACCGCGACGTCAACTGTTTCATAGTTTGCGACATCTATACTCGTTCCGTTTTCCGTTATCTGCTTTGTTCCGGAAACCAGCTCGCTCGCAGATACCTCGACTGCGGCTCCTGTTTTTTCCCCTCCGGCAATGTAGCCAGCTCCGTTTGTCACTTTTGGCGTGACTGCGATCTTGTGGTTTGATACGGAGCCCTTCTGGGCTGTCGGCGTTCCTTCCGTCCCGGAGGCTACCGCTTTGCTCGCGCCGTTCGGATAATAGCCTGCCGGAGCATTCACAGTCGCTCCGTTTACCGTCAGATCCGAGGAGCTCTTCCTCGGCACGTCGGATCCGACGTATTCCGAATCGATCGCTCCGACAGATACATTGACTCTCTCGAGGCCGTCATAGCCGTTGTCAGCTGTGACCGCTTCACTCTGGGCCGTTTCCGTAGGAGTATAGGTCTTGCTCTTTGTCTGCAAGTTTGGCTGTCCTCCGGATGGCCGCGTGTATTCGACTTCGATATTCCCTTCGCAGTATTTGCCCTGTGTCTGCAGCGTCTTTGTCCCGGAGGCATCCATTCCGGCGATCTTTGAGCCCTTGTAGTTGATATTTACCTCGCTCATGATACACCTCCGTTATATATCGGCAGCGTTGCCAGCGTGAGAAATCCGCTGTCATTCTGCAGATCTGATACCTTGCTCGGGATCTGTGTGCTGTCCGGCAGAGCTCCGACTTCCGAGGCTGTGTACGACGGCTTTTGCGCAGCCTTCGCCCATGCCGGCACTGTCGGATCCGTCTCGGCCGTGAGATATCCGCTGTCGTTGGTCAGCTCTGATACATTCGTCGGCGTATGATCCATTAAACAGATCCAGTAGTCTCCATCGAAATAGAACGCGTATACCCATGCGGCCTTGAGATAGCCTTTTGCCGGCAATTTTACGAGATCGCCGTTGATTATCATTCTGATAGGCCTCGCTCCTGTCGAGTTTACGTTCAGTTTGAGATCGTCCACTGATGCCGTGTTTGTCTTTGACATCATCACAAATACCAGTGTTCCGGCAGCTCTGTCCGCTGCCGTGAATTCTGCACATGTGACGGCCTTTTCTCCTGTGGCCGCAGCTGTCGGCGACACGCCATAAAAGATACCTTTAGTATTGCCGTGGATAAACAGTGAATCGTTTATGAGGTCGGATGTGTTGCTCGGGATCGGTGTGTCGTCCGGCAGAGCTCCGACTTCCTGTGCCGTGTAGGACGGCTTATTCTGCTGCTTCGCCCAGGATGGCACTGTCGGATCCGTCTCAGCTGTGAGGAATCCGCTGTCATTCTGCAGATCTGATACCTTGCTCGGGATCGGTGTGTCGTCCGGCAGAGCTCCGACTTCCTGTGCCGTGTAGGACGGCTTTTGCGCAGCCTTCGCCCAGGATGGCACTGTCGGATCTGTTTCAGCTGTGAGAAATCCGCTGTCATTCTGCAGATCTGATGTCTTGCTCGGGATCTGTGTGCTGTCCGGCAGAGCTCCGACTTCCGAGGCTGTGTACGACGGCTTTTGCGCAGCCTTCGCCCAGGATGGCACTGTCGGATCTGTTTCTGTATTCTGATACTCATGCGCGAGCACCTCTTCATCGGAGATGCTGTATTCGATCACGATATATGCGCTTCCGCTCGATCCATCGACCGCAGAAAAGTAGAACGTGCCGCTTTCCACTTTCGAGAAATATGCGACTATCACGTTCGTATCATCTACGAGCCGCAGCTCCTTTTCGTCCTCAAATGCGCGGACGATATCCTGGTATGTAACATCTACGAGGCTCCATGCCTCATCATAGGCTACATGGATCACATAAAGGCCCTGCGACGAAAGCCTTGACGGAATCGTGAGCTCTCCGGAGAATGAATGCTCTGTGGCGAGATTCCCGGACATTTTGCCTTTAGGCGTCAATGTCCCCTCTATTTCTCCATAGACGTTCATCATTTCACCTCTTTCGTTATTTCAATGACATCGCTGATGAATGTGTCTACCGTTCCGTCCTGGTGAGTGATCTCTATATCATAGTTGTACTCCCGAGGCTCTATTCTGGTTTCTGACGCACTCAGAACCAGCTCGAGCGTATCTGTCGGAATAGTTTTCTCCTTGATCAGCTCGTAGCCGTCCTCTCCGAGATAATACTTGCTCATGGCGAATCTGATAGAGTCTCCCTCCTGGATCTCGTAATCGTCGCCGTCTTTTTTGAGCGTCAGCTTCAACGTCAGCGAGTCTCCTCGCGTCAGTATGATTTTGTGTCCTTTAATCGTGAGCATTTCATTCTCCTTCGCTTATGCTTTTTCTACATAGTCCAGCGCGATCCACTTCGGCTGTTTCTTGGTGCTGCTTTTGAGCTTTCCCCATGTAAACCGGCCGGAGACTTTAACTTCAATGATCGTGTAGACTCCCGGCTTAATGAATTCGCTGCCTCCCTCGGTCACGGTCTTGTAGCCTGTTCCGGCTCCGGCTCTGATATGCAGATCCTTCACTCTGACTCTGACCGTGAACGGTGTTTTGTACGTCAGCCACTTGTTTGTGTTCGGAGGCTTGCTTGAATCCAGTCTCTTGTTCACCTGCTCGGCTATATACTTGAATTTCTTCTTGAGATATCCGCCAGGGCAGGCCGTCGCTGCACAATAGCAGTGCATGCAGAGATTGCCGGAGAGATCCCCGGTAAAATTGAGCTTCTTGATTCCGTTTCTGCTGCAGATATCAGCGATGAGTTCGATCGCTGTCGCAATCGTTGCATCTGACACATGCCAGCTGGATGATGCTCCGCCGTCGTTGGCCAGCTCTATACCGATAGAGCGCTTGTTGTAGGCAGAATTGCCGCAGTGCCAGGCTGTATTCGCCTCGTCGACATACTGGCCGATATTCTTGCCATTGACGCCATAGTGCGCCGATGCTTCGCGTGTGGCGAATACATTTCCGCACTGTTTGACTGTCAGATTGCCGGCCATGTGATGAACAAATATCTTGTCGATCTTCTTGCCGCTGCGGCCTGTGGTCATGTTTTTGACCAGCTTCTTATATGTTACAAGGCTGCTGTTACTCATTTTCTTTGCCTCCCTCTTCATCGGTGTATATATCCTCTTCCGCTTCATCGCCTGCGCCCATCGCATAGATCTCGTCATCGCCCATCGGGAGCTTGAGATGCTGCTTGAATGCCTGGTGCAGTCCGACTGCGGCGAGGCCGCTTACCATTCCTTTTACGATACCTTCGTAATCAGCTCCGAATAGGATGAGCCCGGATAGAGCGCCGATCACGAGCAGCACTGTAGGGATCCACTTGTCATCTGTCGGTAGCCACCTCTTCATGACGAAGCCTATGCAAAGGCAGGCCGCCGTTATTACAGGAATAACCATTGCGTCGATTACTGATAGTTCCATGTTCTTACCTCCATATCTTTCCTTCGGCTTCGTGTACTTCCACGGCCTTCTTGATATATGTGTTTCCGTTTAAATCGTTGGTGTAATGGTCATATTGTTCATAGAATCTCTGGCGCTCGATCTCTGACCATGTATCACCGTTTTCGATTTCGTTGAGTCGAGCGACAAGAAAATTTTTCGTCTTTTCCTTGTCCTCTTTCTTGAGTTCATTTCGCAGATCCTTTATCTCTCCGGAGAGCTGGCCGAGTTCCTCTTTGACTGCGGCCTTAATGGCGCCGATCGTCCAGTCCTTGAGAGTTTTGAATCCGACTCCGAGCGCTAACAAAAAAGCGACCGCAGCCGCTATTTGTCCGAGTGTCACATTTTCCATTCTTGATCATCCTTTCCGTCGGCTAATTCTCCTGCGAGCTCCATTGCGCGGAGTTCTATCTCTTCCGCAATGCGGCAGAGCAGCTCGATGAGCTCCGGCAGTGAGAGCCTGGCTATCTCCTCATCATTCAGCGCCTTCATTTTCGAGTGCCTCTCTGACCGCTTCACGCCAGCGCTCCGGCACATCCTCGAGCGTCATCTTGCCGGCTTTAATCTGTCTCACATAAAACTTGACCATGTTATACCTCCTATAATTCTCCTATGATTTCCGCGAGTTCGATGATCGCGCCGTTTATGGCCTCGATATCCTTCTCTGCATCCGACTTCTCTCTGAATACGAACCAGTATTCCTCTCCGCAGGCGATATTCTGTACCAGCTCCGCGTCGTGAAGGATCTCTGTTTCTCCTGTCGCGCTGTCGCAGATCTCGACTCTTCCGAGATTATCTTCGAATACTGAATCCGCTATAGGCACGTCGGAGATGAAGTTGTTTCCGTTCAGTCCGAGATCTTCGAGCACTGTTCCGTCAGCCAGCGTAATCGTGATTGTTTTCTCCATAGTATTTTCCTCCTAAATAGATTTTGATATAAAGTGATCATGTTTATTATTTGCTGATTCGACATGTACTTGCACTGCGAGCCCATCCATGATTTAAATGAGTTTTCTATATCCTCTTCCGGCATGAGGCCCTTGTCGAGCAGGCGCTTGTATGCTTTCAGCTTGCGCCGCTCTCTGATGATGTTCTCGCGGCTTATCCTCCGGATGACTTTTCCTGTATCTGTGAGCGAGTATCTGATCTGCAGATACTTATAGATCCCGGACAGCTTTACGATGCGAGTCTTTTTCTCGTTGATGAAGAGTCCGAGCTCTTTTGCCTGCTCGCTGATACCCTCCATGACGGAGCGGATTTCTTCTTTTGTCTCCGCGATGATGTAGATATCATCCATGTACCGGCCGTATCGCCTGCAGCTTCGGACGATCTTCGCGTAGTTGTCTACGCGTGTCGGGAAATATACGCCAATGTCCTGTGATACCTGGTCTCCGATCTCTACTGACTTCCGCATCATCTTTTCGCCTGTTCTGGCCTCTTCCGGGATCCTGTCGTAGTAGTCGATAGAATTAAATTTTGCCTCCATGCAGCCGGCGTATTCCTCGTCTGTCATATATGAGACATCTACCTCGAACGTCTTTAGTATCTCAGTGAGGAGCCATCCGGCATCCTCGCTGATCTTCGGGCAGATGCTCTCGAGGAGTTTGTCGTGCTGCATGTTGTCGTAGAATTTCGAAAAGTCTATGAATCCGACATATCCCTCGTTGCTCCGGTGCTCGAGCCAGTAATTGTGAAGATCCTTCTCAAAGTTCTCTCTGGCGAAGGATATTCCTTTGCCGGCCTTGCTCGCGCCGTTGTTGTATATCAGATACGGTTTCAGCTTCGGTGTGAGTTCTGTGTCACATATCGCATGCCGGACGACTCGATCTCGCATCCTGCCGCCGTGGATCAGCCTCGCTTTTCCGCGTTCTCTGAATATGAATATCGAGCCGCTCGTCGTTTTATACACTCATTTCTCCTCCTTCCTCCGGCCACGAGGGCCGGAGATTTAAGATTAACAGATTCCGAAAGCCGGGCGGACGCCAATAGTGTTCGACGCGTTGTAGATGCCCGAATAGCCGCCGCTGTTGACAAGGGCAAAGAAAGTGCCGCTCGCGACATCGCGAAGCCACCAGTACGAGCGCGCATCGTTGTAATACGATACGATCCTGCTATGGTCGTGTCTAAAGAGGTTAAGCTGCGACATATCGATCGTATGCTGATATGCGAAGTTCGTTCCCTGGACACGGTTCTTGAATTGCAGGCCGCCGTATACCATTTCTTCTGACATCAGCTCTACTGTGCTGTCGTACCACGCTCCGGCAGTCTCATATCCGTTCGTGACCGCGTTCTTGAGATATTCTCTATGATTTAGAACGTGCGCCGCTCCGAATGCGTTATTGATCGTCGTCTTGGCCGCTGCCAGATTCGCCGTGTACATCCTGGATCCGACGTATGCGCCTGTGACTACGTTCGACGTGTTCATCTGCGCTGTATACAGGCATTCATCCGGGACAATGACGATGTGATGCGTCGTGCATTCTGTATCGCCCATGTGGAGCCAGTAGTCAAAGTCTGCAATTCGATAATTGATGCCTCCGATCGTCCAGTAGTCTCCGATGAAAAGGTCGTGGAATCTTCCGCTCTGGATCTCCTCCCACTGCTCATTCGTCACGCTTGATCCGAGATACTTTCCTCTGTAGATTGCATTGTGTGAAGGCGCTCCGTCCGGTATCAGCATATCGAACAGCGCGACGTCGATCCTCGGAGCCACGAGCTTGTATGTGACCGTGGATCCGGCCAGATCCAGCCTGTACAGAGGGAAATCGACGATCGTCGCTCCGTCGTCGATCGAGCCTGTGTTGTATGACGGTTCTACCGGAGTATTGCTGTCGCTTACCTCCGCTCCCTTGAGAACGAGCAGCTCCACATCATCGATCATGCTGCCGGAGTCGTGCGTGTATCTCGCTACGATCAAGTCGATTCTCAGCTTGCCTGTCGCGCATGTGTCGATCGACAGTGTTTCGGCAGATATCCTCGTCTGTATTCCCTGTATGGATATCTGGCCTCCCGAGATATCAAACTGATTGATCGATGGCATGTCCGCCTCGCACATATCGCCCTCGCGAGTGATATATGAGTCCGGGCCAAAAATCGAACGATACACCGCTGCATCGTCCAGCGGTGTTATGTGTCTTGTTCCTGTGTAACCGGTTAAAATCTTGGCGCTCATTGATTACCTCCTTACCTTCGTTTTGTATTCATAATCTTCGGTTTTATGATCACCGTAATCGGTGCATCTCCATATTATGTTTGTGATCTCGGCCGTGACATTCTCGTTCGTCAGCCTGTCTCTGGCCGCGATGATGTCTCCGAGACGGATGTCGAGATCCTTGATCGATACATCGATGAGCTCATGGCTCTCGATGATCTCCTGGAATCTCTTCATTCCGTCACTGAGCAGATTTGTCGATGAGGAATAATCGTAGACGTCTGTCGGATGCGCTCCCGGTATCGCCGTCTGCGTAATATTCCAGTCCTCATCTGCATACAGATGTATTACCTGTCTGTTTTTGAGTTCTCCCTGTCCGAGACAGATGAGATGCCTCGGCGTGGTATGATCGCGCTGGATCCTCAGCTTGATATTCTCGCTGTAGTCCTGTGATACTTCTACGAGGCTCGTCAGATCTCGCGTCGGAGCGACCGTGAGTGTCGCGATTCCGTCATAGTCATCACCTTCGTTGAATTCGACGCCTATTCGCAGATCCGAGTCTGCGAAGGCGAGCAGCTTCGTTATTCCGTCGAATGTAGGAATATACCGGTCAAACTGAAACGAGCCGCTCGTGTATGCTGTGTCCGCTACCTGGATATAATCCGAGTGCGGCAGCTGCCGGATGCTCTCTGCGAGATTGCCGGAGACTACGAGATAGTCTTGTCCGGCAGGAGGCTCGATGATCCACTCCGAGAGAGTTCCGCGCCATGTCCGGCCGGTATATGTGATCGTTCTCTCGTCCGTATCGATGATCGAGCCTGTGATCTCTCCTCCGTATTCCGTTCCCTCTGCATAGACGATCGTCGATATCTCGTTCTCCAAAAAGAAGAGCTCCTCGTCGGAGCTCGGCAGAGACATCTTGATCTCGAAATCGTTCGTCACATAGTCCGCATCGGATGTGATATCGAAGTCCGCCTCATAGTGCTTGAGGAATCCGCTGTCTTTTGTTCCGTTTCTGTCTCTTATGTACATTAAGTCCATGACGGTTCAGATCTCCTCTCTATAGTCGTGAAGTCGAATTTTATCGCTCCGAATGTCAGCTCGTTCACCTTGCCGAGCGTGACGAATGGATTATGCTCTTTATCTCTGTAGACGAATGCGCTCTCGGAGCTACCGTCCGCCTGTAGAATATCGATTGTCCTAATGGAGCCGTCAGACACAATGCGCAGCCGCTCTGTCGAGTTCAGCGTCACATACACCTGTACAGGATTGTTGTTGATGTATATGACCGGATTCACAGCCGGGCCGTATATGACCGCTTCAAAGCCGTTGTTCTCTCCGGCAAGCGTGATCTGGGCCGAGTGCGCTGCATATTCCTCGTAGCCGTAATTATAGCCACGGCCGAGCACTCCGGCATTATATTCATAGTTTCTGCCGAGACTTTCGCCGCCTCCGCCGCTGTCTGTGCCGTCGTAGTAGTGTTCGGCCTGCCGAGTCCATCCCGGCGTTGCCGCTATGACCTTGAATTTCGCCTTTCTGTCGAGTCTTAGAGCAAATTCGTATTCTGCTTCGACTATGTAGCATTTAAGCATCCAGCCGCGAATTTTGAGCGTCCCCGGGGATCCTGCCATTACATCCGCATTGAAGATGTCGCAGAGCGCATCCCTGGCAGCGAGGCCATCTTCGGCCACACCGATGTTGAGATCATACTCGCTCTTGGAGCGATAGAAGTTCTCTATCTTGCCGTATCTCTGGTCATATCCGAACGACCAGTTTTTGAATGCTTTTGTGTCTGCGAAATACGGATGCCTGTTGAGCGTCAGTTTGAGGATTCCGTTCCGGTCATAATACTGCATTATCTCGAGTTTCCTTATTCCCATTTCTGTCCTCCTATACCGTCACGAGCTCATTGACTATCCGGCCGGCTACGCGCTTGTCGATCTTGAGATCCTTGTCCTTGCGGAGTTCCTCAATAATGATCATGTTCTGCCTTACCATTTCAGCGAGCAGGCTCTCTATATTCATATTCGATGCCGTGAGCTTTTCGTCGAGCAGGCGCTCCGGTGTTACGATCTCTCGTCCGGCTTCGCCTACGCCGATGATCGAAGGATTATCGAATACGCCGCCTTTTGCGTACCAGTCTATTCCGATAGTCGGCTTCGTTCCCTTGCCTCCGATTCCCCACGGAGCCTGTCCGCCGCTGATCTTAAAGTAAGGCAGCTTGATATTCGAGAATATCTTTCCTACTGAGAGAGGGAATAAGCCTTTGAGCTTCTTTATGATGCCGGAGATAGTGTCTCTGGCGCTCTGGATCGGCTGCGTCATGGCCGATTTGATGCTGTTGAATGCATTCCTCACATTGCCGATAACGCTTGATATTCCGTTGATGATTGCCTTGATCGCGTTGATCGCTGTCGTGACGGACAGCTTCATCGCATTGACTCGCGTCATGACCGCGTTCTTGATTGCATCCCACACCGTCATCGCCACGGTCTTGATTGCATTCCATACGTCCGTGACCGTTGTCTTTAGATTGTTGAATGCTTCGGCGATCTTCTGCTTGAGCTCCTGCGCCTTCGCTTTGATAGTGTCCCAGTTTTTGTACAGTAGGACGCCTATCGCGATGACTGCGGCCACGATGGCAATGATAGGCAGCAGCGTTGCGCCCACGCCTGCTATCGCCGGGCCGACTATTCCCACGAGTTTGATGATCGCGCCTACGCCTGTCGCCATCTTTCCTATGGCTATCAGAAGCGGAGCGAGCACGGCTACGAGTCCTGTGATCGCGGCGAGCACCGTCAGCACTGCAGGATCAAGTTTTCCGAGCCAGCTCACAAATTTTCCTACCCATCCGACTACCTTTTCGAGCGCCGGTGCGAGATATCCGGCAAGCTCAGACCCGATCGACTGGAATGCGACGAGCCCGAGTGCCTTGATGGTGTCGAGCTCGTCGTTGAATTTATTCGCATTGTCGAGCGTCTCCTGGTCGATGAAATCGAGATCGTATTTCTCCATCGTTTCGGCCAGATTCGCATACGCTTCGCCTCCGTCCTCAATGAGAGGATTCAGCTCTGATGCGGATTTCCCCATCAGTTGCATTGCGAGCGCATCTCTTTCTGTCTCGTTCTCCACTTGGCCGAGCGCCTGGATGGTCTCCTGCCATACTGTATCTGCGTCTCGCAGCGAGCCGTCAGCATTCGTGACAGATACTCCGAGCTTTTCGAAAGCCTCTGCCTGCGATCCTGTTCCGTCCGCTGCAGATGACATGCTCCTCTCGAGCTTGATATGCGACTTTGTAATTGTCTCTACATCCGTATCGACCAGCTCGGCGGCAGCTGCGTACATCTGCAATTTATCCGTGCCGATGCTATACTGCTTCGACATCGTATTCAGATCATCGGCCCACTGTCCGCTTTTTACTGCGAGTGCTCCGATCGCGGCTGTCGCTGCCGCAGCGGCCATCGATACGCCTCTCAGAGACTCTCCGGCAGCGGTTATCTTTCCGCCTGCCTGCTTGAATTGCTCGCCCAGGGCCGTCAGCTTGACATTCCCGAGCGCTCGCATTTCCTTCTCGAATTGCTTGAGCTCGGATTCCGTCTTGATGATCTCTCTCTGCAGTTCTTGATACTCTCTCGAGTTCTTGTCGACGCCTTGTGCGTCGAGCTGCTTCTGCATATCATTGAGAGCCTTGAGCTTGTTCTTTGTCTCTTCGATCCTCTCTTTGAGGAGCTGCTGTTTCTGAGTGAGCAGCGTCACATTTGTAGGATCCATATTGAGGCTCTTGTTTACCGCTCTGAGGGCCTTGTCAACGTCATTCGTCGAGTTCTTTACGTCTTTGATGGCCTTCTGCAGTTTGGTAGTATTGCCGTCAAATTCTATTGTTATTCCTTTGATGTTGCCTGCCATAGTTTATCCCCAGAATCTATCCCAGTCGGCCTGTGTGGCCGGCCGTCTTGTCTCTTTTGGTTTATCTTCTTTCTCTGATACGAGCCCGGCCTCTCTCCTGCGGTTCGCGCATTCTATGCAGTAGTCTACGATCTGGCCGAGCGTCATGGTTTTCATTTCTCCTACGCTTAGGCCGTTGGAGACGCCTGTCGCGAGGATTTGCTCGATGTCTGTTTTGTCTTTTTCTTCTTCGGCTTCAAGCTCTTGATCTGGCTTTGAAGCCTCTGCAAGTTTTTTTCACTTACCACGCCGGAGACAGCAAGGCCGAATACTTCCGGCGCAATGACGTCCAGCGGAAATGAATCAAACTGTTTGATCCATCTGATAGGCTCCTCGATGCTCGGATCTGCGCACTTTGCCATCGCCCAGCAGATATTCAGAAAAGATACGAATTCCACTGCCGACAGCTCAACGAGCATATTTGTCACGGTCTCCTTGTCGAGTCTTGACATGAGATCCTTAGCATCTTTGATATCTGTGCCATCGGCCACGAGTCCTGTTACCATTTCGCTCAGAGCTCCGAGGAATGGCATCATCTCCGGCACGATGTCGTGTCCGAATTGAGATTTGTATATCATCATCCATGCGAGGCAGTTATCCACCTTAAATGAATGCTCATTATCGATCACTATAGTTTTTTCCATATTGGCCCTCCTTCATAATGCAATTAAGAAGCGGCCAGGATCGGCCGCTTTTTCATTGCATTGATTGTGTTATTCTGATTCTGCTGGCAGCGCTGGTGCCGGCGGATTCGTGAAGAGAGTCGCATACCCGGAAGCGCCTTCCTTGTAGTACACTCTCGTGAGTCCTGTCTTGTTGTCGCCTGCAACAGTGAGATCGCATGTCTCCGTGACCGGCTCTTTGGAGCCTTCTCTCGTGTTATGCTCTCTCTTAGGCACTGAGGCAGATACGTTGTACAGGATTCCTCTTCTCTTCTCGGCGTCTCCATCGCCTTCGAATGCGATGTAGAGCTTCGGCCTTGTCGCGTATTTTGACTGCGCTATTCCGCCGTCGTCCAGTTCGATGAAGCCGCAGAACGCCAGCTTGTATTCGTCCGGGAATCTCATCATTTCAAGAGATCCGCTGAATCCGTTGTCGCTGTAATCGGAGTAATAGATTACATCGTCGGCGTATGTCTTTGTCTCCTCGGTTTCTGGATCGAGCGCCAGCTTTACGGCTCCAGGCAGTTTGAACGGTGAGCCCATCGTTACCACGCCTGTAGAGTCGTCGACCGTGTATGTTCCTACATGAACATTTTTCAGTCCAAATTCAACTTTGTTCTTGTCGCTCATTGCGTTACCTCCTAAGATACATAGTAGTAGATCACATAGATGCCTTCATCGTCGACGTAGACATCCTCGCTTTTCTCGAATTGATATCCGTTTTCAAGCAGTATGGCCTCGATCCCGGCCTCGGCCTCTTCATCCTTTTTCTTGTAGTAGTATTCGACTACATACTCGTTTATACGATGAAATAGCGTGTCATCCGCTGCAGCTGCAGCCTGTCCGTTTCCATACCATACGAGATATCTTGCCGGCAGTTTCTTTCCCTTCGGCGTGAAATAATAAGCCGGCAATTTTGTTTGTTCCAATACTTCTTGCATTGTCATAGCTGTCTTAACCTCGATTCTAATTTGAGAGGCAGTTCCGTCTCTGCTTCTTTCAGAGCAGGCTCGATGTGCTTGATCGGAGCGGCCCGGCCGTATGTGCCTTTTGCATTCCTCACTACATGGCCGTTCTCGAGCAGATGCGTCAGTCTGTAGTGCTTCGCATTATGCACGATATACGTCCTGCCGCGCTTCGTTACTCTCCAGCTCCGAGCGTATGCACCTCGCTTTGAGCCGCTGGCTCTTTTCGGAGAGGTCGACTTGAGCTGCTTGGCCGTCTTTTTCGCTTCCTCCTCGATCGTGGTCTCCATAACGCCATGCACTTCGCTTTCGTATGTCGTTAGGATCTCGTCGATCTGAGCACTTACAGAATTGCTCGCCATCTTACTCCTCCTCGATCTCGATATCGAGATCTCCGATTCTGCGCTCAAGCGTGAGCTCGAGCTGCTTGCCGTTCCTGTATGTGCGGATGACGTGATACGGCACGTCCTCCCACATAACTACCGGCTCGCCGTCATAGTCTCTGTAATCGGCCAGTACGGCAGTGCATTCCGGTTTGTAGTCCGTCTGGGCCGCGCTGTAAAATTCACGCATCCCGATGCTCCGCACATCGGCAAATACCTCGCGAGCAGTGTATTTCGGCGCGTCGTTGCCGTATTTGTCCAGCTCTGTAGGCTGTTCCATCAATAGCTTGATCACTTCGTTGTACATTACTCGCTCTCCTCATAATATGCAGATGAATCCTTGAGGGCCGTCGATGTGATATCCCAGGCACGTTCCCAGAGGGCTCGTTCTTTCTCATCGGATGCGAGCCGCATACATGCAAAATCGATGAGCGCGTCCGTGACGAGCTCATCTTTGCTGTTTGCTTTTGTGCTTGTTACTCCGATGCGGATGAGCTCTTTGCGACCGGCTGCGATTCGCGCATCGATCTCGTCATCCAGTTTATTGTGCTTGATTCCCAGATTGATCTTGATTCTATCTCTTACTGATGCGCTCATATCACGCCTCCTGTGCTTCGATTTCTGCTATGATGTCCGCTTTTTTCGTCGAGGTTATAGTGTAGCCCTTCTCGTTGGCCAGAGCCTTTAATTGAGCTATCGTCAAAGAGGAGAGATCTACTGATCCCTCCTCTTCATTTACCTCGTCGATGGCCCTGGCCATCTTTATTCCGACGCGCCACCAGCTGCGAATGTCGCCTTGACGAATGCCTTCGGGTTCTCGAGTCCGCCGTCGAATGCCTCAGTTCCGGTAAAGATGATATTCGCAGTCTTTGCCTCTACTGTAGGGAAGATCTCGAGCGGCGCGTAGTCGTTGCCCTTGAGTGCGCCCTTAACGCCGAAGTATGCTGTGTCGGCCGGCACGTTTGCGTCTACCTTGACGACAGCGCCGTACATTACGCCCTTGATGGTCGGATCAACCATTGCGGATTCGATGAATGCCTTTTTGCCGTCGCCTGTCTCGATGCCTGCAAAGCCGTTGTAGATGGTCTTGCGGTTAGCATAGACGACTACCTGGCCATTCTCGTCGATCAGAGACATGATATTTCTGATCGCAGCATCGGTATACGGCTGATTCGAGAGCACGTTGTCTGTGCTGTCGATCGCTACGTCGGTGTTGTATGTGGTTCCGCCGAGCGGATCTCCGCCGTCGAGTCTCGTCATGAGCACTTTTTCCTTCGCGACTGCGATTCTCTTGGAGATGTCGGCTACGAGCCAGCTCTCGAATGAATCGATGCTCTGGAATTTCATTCTGCGTGTCATGGTGGCATGCTTCTTGATGTCTACTCCAGGCATTGTGATCAGCTTGAATGTATCCTTCTCATCGTCGTTCGCGGATGCTTCTGCTACTGCAGCTGCGTCGCCGTCTGCGATTGCGGTTCTGACTGGAATCGCGAATCCTTCGGCCAGCTGAGAGATCTCAGCGTCCTCGAGCATCGGAGCCTCGGCCTTGACGAGATCTACGATCCTGTCGAGTGTTACCTGTGGCACGACTGCGCCGGTGTTTGCTGTCGTGAATGTGAATGCTCTCTGCTCAACGTCTGTGAGATCTCCGAGCAGCATGTTTCCGCGGCTGTCTACAGCCATCTTCTTGAGCCATGCGGATCTATATTCCGGAGATCCGCTATTGAAATCGTTGATTACGTTTGTAGGCATTGCTGTTCCCCTTTCTGTTACGGATGTGTTTCTCTGGCCGGCTTCGATTGCTCTTACGGCCGCTTTTCTTTCCTCGATGTCAGCGAGTTCCTGGTCTCTCTCCTGCAGGAGTCCGAGCTCCTCAGTATAGCCCTCGATCTCGCTCACGTCGGTTGATCTCTCTACGAGGCCCTGGAGTTCCTTGATCCTCTCCTCAATGGCTTCGTGAGTCGTGTAGTTTTCCTTGTTGAAATCCATGTCATTTCCTCCTTGACTTCATCATGTAGTTGAATTTTGCTCGGGCCACGCTTGCCGCGTTTCTGCTTTCCGCTTCCTGTTCGGTGCTTTCCGCATCCAACAGTCTCCTCGCACTGATTTCTGTGGCGTCATACGCCGGTATATCAACTGCAGAAACATCCAGCACTCTCTTGATGGATCTGAGGACATAGTGATATTCGCGCTTCTTTGCGTCGCTATCCTCTTTCATCTCATAATCAAGATTGCCCGGCTGATAGCAGTATGACATCTTGTCGATATTGCCGCGCTTGATGTCGCGATAGAGCTGGCGATGCCCTTCGTCATCGTCCCAGAGCTCCGTCTCCATCTCGAGGCCGTTCTCCTTGTTCACGTTCAGCTTGAGGCTGCCGTTCCTCGTCCTCGCAAATACGCGGCCGCAGTGATTGTAGTTGAATATGACGTCGCTCATGTCCGCCTCGTCGAATGCGTCGCGGTCTACTGTCTCGTACACCTCGACGTCGTAGCCGTCCCATCCTGTGAAGCTGTAGAGCATCGTCTCACTATCAAAAACGGCCGGAGTGCCTCTGATGAGTAGCTTCTCCGCGCCGTCCTCTTCATCTTTCCGGATCTCAATGTTGTTGATATTGAAATCTCTGAATTGTACGCCTCTCTCTTCGATCAGCTTTGTGATATTATCTCTCTCACTCATTATTCTTCCTCCTCGTTTGAATCGTCGTCACTATCATCATCTCCATCGAGAGGCTGCGTATCGAGCCTCATGATCGGCACGTCTCCTCCCGGCAGAGGAGCGAGGTTCATCATTTCTCGCCACTCGTTTCGTGTGAGCGCTCCGATATCAATGTATTGCTTCATATTCAGCTTTTCTGTCATTGAGATCCACTGAATAGCTGATGACTGATACTTGATAAAATTGCCGCGTGAGATCTCATTGTCTGAGAAGATCTTCCGGGCCATCTCGAGCGACAGCTGGATCAAGAACGGCTCGATCTTCGCCTCGTAGAAGATTTGTGCCTGGTCTCCTGTCATCTTTGACTGCAGCACGTCGTCGTTGACGCCGAAATATCTGTATATGTTCTCACGGTATTCGCGCATCTGCGACCATGTAGCCGTCAGAGGCTTGAGCTCTACCGGCACGAAATCCATGCTCCTATCGAGAGCGCCGATGCCGGCGTTATCCTCCGAGGATGTGTACGACTCGATGAAATCGTCCTTTTTCTTTTTCAGATCGGCAGCTGACAGTCCGCCTGTCGCCTGGTATTTGATAATTCCGCGCAGATTCGATGTCGCTTTGACCGCGTTCGCGAGAGCCTGGTTCGTCGTGTTGATCATTTCCAGATCGGACAGAATAGGCAGATTGTTGTCTCCTGCGATGTCGGATTTGTAGTAATCCTTCCGGAGCACGATCAAATCTTCCCACGCCGCGACGAATTCCGATCCGTTCTGCAGCGCGAATCTGATATAGATGAATCCCTGTGTATCTTTCAGCGTCTCGAATGATGTGTATGCTACCGGATAGAATCCATGAATGCCGCTGCCGTCGCGGTCTATCAGAATAAATGCTGTGTTCTGCACTTCCAGCATGACGCGGATCTTATACAGGAAATCCGATCCGGACATGAATATGTTCGGGCTGTATTTGAGCATCTGCGTCAGCTTCGTTTTGCTCGTGGCCGGATCCGCCTTGCTGGAGTATTCTGCCAGTACGCGGATGCAGCTTCGCACGATTGCGGAGGCGTACATATCCGCTCCGAAATTCGTGAATATCGAGCGGAAGCCTCCGAATTCTCGCCAGCTCTGCAGCTTGGCCTTGATCTTCTTGAAAAAATTAAACATTTCGCTCCCTTCTTAGTGAATCAATGATAGATACTCTTCCTCGTGATTTTTCATACATGTATACGCATTGAGCATCGATACCGTGCCGTCTATCCTCCGATTCTGCTTGATCTTGATAGGCGCCTGCGATTCGATCCCTTGCGGATTCGTTGATTTCACGCCTGTATTTATCAGACACCAGAGTGTCACCGGGTTCTTGTCGTATATCACTTTGTGCGCCTTGAATTCCGCCTTGAGCATCTTGAACGGATATGTCCATGTGATCGGCCCTTGAGCGATCTTCTCCATCGTGAAGCCGTAGCTCTCCATCTCGTCTACCCAGTACCCGGCGAGGGCTCTGTCATAGCCGATCCAGAGCGGCCGGAGCTCATGCTGCGAGCATGTAGTGAAAAACCACATCGTCACATCGTGATACTGCACTTGTGTTCCGGAGCATATCGTCAGCCAGCCTTGTTCGTGCCAGAGGCGATACGGCGCTTCCGGCTTGTCCTGCTTTTCGATCTCTTCGAGCCTCGATTCTGGCATAAAGAAGTGTTGTATCGCGTATGTGTTCTCGTCGTCTCTGCGCTTTATCAGCAATGTTGCGCACGTCAGATCCGTTGTGGCCGACAGGTCAGCTCCTCCGATGGCATAAGCGCCTTTCAGATAGTCCATGTCGAGTACGCTGTCGTTGAATGCCTCGTCATATTCGAGCCATGCCGTGTGTGCGTTCTCGGTCAGATTGAAGTCCTTGACCATGACTGTAGGTTTGAATGCCCGGTCGACTTTTGCCTTGTCGACGTAGCCTCTGAGCTTCTCTCTCGACTTGATCGTGTCGAGGCCCGGATTTGCCATGATCCAGTATTTCTCTTTGAGCCAGTGCTCTTTTTTGTCGAGGGCGTAGTAGAGAAACAAGAATCTCTCGTCCTTGATGCTTCCGTTGAGGACGCCTTTTCCGTACTCTACCTGGGCGTCAAAGATTCCGTCCCGGATGAAATTGTTCGTCGATATGCAAAGAAGCAAGGGCTGCCGGCGCTGCATGGCCGACGTCGCCTGCTTCATGTCGTCGTATAGTGATCTGTTTGTGATAGCCGCCAGCTCGTCGATGCAGACAAAAGAGGCGTTGAATGAGTCCATCTTGTTCGTATCAGACGCCAGCGGCTTGAGCGTTCCTTCGTTCAGAGGAAAATAGATATCATAGCCGCGCTTCCGAACGTGCTTGCGGAGGAATGGGGAATGTTTCCTCATTCGCTCCGCTTCATCGAAGCCCTTCCGGGCCTGCTCTTTTTTCGTCGCCAGGAAATATCCCTCCGGAGCGCCTTCTCCGTCATTGCAGAGATGGTCGAGGCTCATGCAGCTTGAGAGTGTCGTCTTTCCGTTCTTGCGGCCCATGAACCAGTTACATTCCTGGAATTGTCTGTAGTTATCATCATCGACGAATCCGTAAATGCTCGAGAGTGCCGCGAGCTGAAATAGTTCGAACACTATCGGAGCGCCCATCTTTCCCTGTGACTGTTTGCAGAATTTCTGCATAAACGAGATATGCTTCATGGCGATATCATCGTCGTAATGGAATCGTCCTGGCTGTTCAACCGCATTGGCCAGAATATCATACTGCTTCTTGATCATGTCGTTGACGAGGATCTCGCCGTTCACTATTTTCGTATAATATTCTATGATTGCGTTCGCCATCTTAGTTCCCTGTGATGTGCTTGAGGAATTCGTCCTGTGCATCTAAATCATCCGGGCTCCGGAGCTCCGCCAGCTGCTTGATCGTCGAGAGATAATTCTTCAAAAACTTGTCATGCACCTCGACTGCCGAGCTCTTCTTCTGGCCGTACTGATTATCACCGTTCTTGTAGGTCTCAACCACGCCGTCGCGCTGGATGATGGCCTCCGTTTCGGCAATTTCAACCTTCAAAAAGGCTGCTGTCCGGATCAGCTCCGTAGCTAAATCGTCTTGATTTCCTAAAATTTCCTCGAGTCTTTTGATCTCTTTCTTAATTTTGCTTTTTCGCTGTTTTTCGCTGTAAATTTGAACGAATTGAGCCATTTCTCTTCTCCGATTTTGTATGCAATTTCTTCATCTGTATGCATTTTTGCAACCACACCCTCATGCGCACGTTGTTCGTCTGCACGAAGGTTCACTGCCCGGTCTATGATTTGGCGCATTATTTCGCTTTCAAGGGGCGCAT